CTATTTCAGAAGGTGGCATTGTACCTGTAAATCCAAATTTATAATCTGTATTAATAAAATTTAAAACCTTATTAAGTTGATTTCCCTTCCTTAAGGAATGAGCTTCATCCATTAATAAAATTTTAACGTCTGCTAATTTGGATAAATCTGAACTCTCACTTAATAATATTTGTGTACCTGCTACTATTATGGTAGCTTCTGGATCTGGTTTATTGTTGCCAGACCATTTAGTAACTCCTTTTAATCCATAGGAAATAAAGTCATTGGCTGTCTGTTCTACTAATTGAAGTGAAGGGACGGTAACTAAAACTAAAGCATCAGGGTCTTTAAGATTAGCTCTTAGACTTTCTATAAGAGTGGCACATATTAAGGTTTTTCCTCCAGCTGTTGGAATTAAAGTAACTCCCCTACCTTGTCTAAGAGCTGATATGACTGACTTCTCTTGATAATCTCTCAGTTTTAAACTTAATTCTTTAATTTCTGGATTATCAAATCCTGGATTGAATATAGTTTTAATATCTGGATCTATACTATATTCGTAATGATTTAATTCTACAAAAGTAATAATATCCTTAAACAGACCTATATCAAATTTACCAGAAGGTGTTATAGCATATAATCTAGGTTGTATATAAGGATTATTTCTTCTATAAGCTGGATTGGCTATAGAAAATTTTTCTCTTATCAATGATATACTTCTTAAGTCTCCACTGATTTGAATTTGTTTCTTTTTGTTTATTAAAGCAAATGATATCATGTGGTTTCTAACTTATTAATCTCTATAATATTTTTGAGATCATAAGTCATACTCCTAAAGATAGATTCAACCTTTTCTAAATATTCAATGACTAATTTTGTATTAGTCATTTCTTCGTCTATTTTCTGAATAGCTTCAGACTCTTCTATCTTTCTATCTAAAGCAGTTTTTGGTATACCAGGAGGAATTCCTTCTCTTTCATAAGAAGCATAAACTGCTGCTCTTATAGACTTTCTTTTTTTGTCTAAAGAATAAAGATATCTCTTTTGCTCTATAAGACGAGCTACCCATTTATGTTTAATAGCTGGCAATCTTAATTGTTTTTCTAAAAGATTTAGTTCGTCTACTTTAGTATCTTCTTCTAATTCTTTTTTGATTTCTTCAATTATAACCATAAATATAACTAAATTATAACATATGGCAAGTAAATTTCAACGATTAATAGATAATATCATGGAGGATATGAATGCATCAGGAGCTGGTGGAGCTTTTGGTACTCCACAACAAGCTATATATAATCCACCTTCAAATATAAATTCCGGTGATACATATGCCCCTAACAATGCCATGAATATTTTTGGATTTCCTAAAATGGCTAGAAGAAAGAAACCTGAGTTTTTAGTATTTGGTAAATCCAAAAAGAAAGTAAGAAAGAAAAAGAAATAATGGATAATGGCCATTGGATATTAGAAGAGGGTGTAGAAATAAAAGAAGACACCTTTGGATTTATATACGAAATAACTAATACAGTTACAAATAGAAAATATATTGGTAAGAAACAATGTATTTCACGTTTTAAACGTAAACCTTTAAAGGGTAAAAAAAATAAACGTATAGATTATAAAGAATCTGACTGGAAGAAATATACAAGTTCTTCTAATGAATTAAATGCTGATATAGAAAAATATGGTAAAGACAAATTCTCTTTTAAAATATTAAAGGCTTGTGGTTCTAAGTGGGAAAATGCTTATTTTGAAATAAAGGAACAATTAGAACGTAATGTTTTAATGAGAGATGATTATTATAACGGTATAATTAATGTTCGTATAGGTACCCCACCAAAAGAAATCAAGTCAAAATTCCAGTCTGAGGTTAAGTAGTAAAATGGCTAAAACTCAATGCATCTATTGTTCTTCTTCAACTTACGGAAGACCGTGTCTATATTCTCCAACTAATACCCACGTTCATATGGATGAACCTGGTAAGTGCATTTATTGTGGTTCTCCTCATGTGGGTGGTGGCTGTATTTATAATCCATACGGAACCCAACACGTTAAGGGCCCAGAATATCTTATAAGTGCTAAGGTAAAAACAGAAAAGGCTATAGTTTTAAATTATCTTTTAAATAAAATAGGAGCTGAAGTTATAAGTGAATCTTATACATCTCCTTTGGATAGATTTTACAAAAGAATTGTTAATATAATATTAACAACTGCAGAACCCTTATTAGAAGCATTGGGTTTACAACAAGCTTCAATTCATTCTAGATTAGAAAAACAGCAACTTATAACAGCTTTAGAATATAAACATAAATTTAAAAAACATTTCAGTGAATTAAACAAAACCATATCAGAAGCTGGAATGCAATTACCACCAGAAATTGTGGAAGAATATCTCGTTGATGCTATAATAGATAGCAAAGATGGAGAGTCGAAGAATTAAAGATTACCTAGTATATTATATTCCTCAGAGGGTTATTATATTCCCTATAAATGAGTATCAGGAAGTAATAATAGATAATATTGTAAAAAATTTCTTGGAGTGGGGATTGCTAGACAATAAAGTTATTAGCTGTAAAGAAAAATATTTTAAATATTTTTTAGAAAAAGAAATAGATTCTATTTTAGATTCTTTTAGAATGATGTTTTCAAACCTAAATGTAAAGATATTAACGGTTTATAGAAATGCTGAAATTAGTGATTCTTATAAACATTGGTTTGAAGATAATACGCGCTTTAGCAAAACTTTGGTTAAAACACTTAAGAAAAAAACAAAATATTTTAAAGAAATAAAAAAAGATAACTTGTTGTTTATCAACACAGAAGGAAATTTTCAAGGCATTAAATTAGGAGTACCTTCTGGAGAAGAGATGGAATTTTTGCAAAAAGCCCTTGCAAAATCAAATACCCCAAATAATTAGAGTTAGGAAGCCTCGGTACCTTCTTTATAAAACGGGCGTATAAAAATTACTCTTTATCTACTAAAGTAGCAATTTTTAAATAAGTATAAAAGTAAATGTATTATCCTAATAATAGTCTAAGTGACGATATAACACCCGTAAACGATTTTTTCTTAAAACAAGCGAAGCCTTACATAAGAAACGTAAAACCTTATACATTTAGTTTATCTAACACAATTTCTTCTTCTCAGAGAGTTATTATTTCTGGTAAGAATTTCTTCTCTATTTCTAATATCTTTTTAAGTGGTTCTAATCCATCCATGTTAGATGGTGTTACATTTTTTAATCTTTTTTCATCAGAACCTAGATTATCAGCAATAAACCCTTCATTCAGTGCTGTAGAGATTCCTACATTTACACAAATAGATAATGTTATATATTTTGATATACCACCTATAAAACAAAATGGATTTTTAGATGTTATTGTTTTGAATGAGGCTGGATATGGAGTATTGTCTAGAGACAGCTATAAACAAAGCTTAAGTGCTTTAAGAAGACTTCAATTACCGAGTATCTACGGTATTAAAGTAGGTACATTTGACAATAAAAACATATATTTTGCTTCTCAAACCAGTGTATGGTTCATTACAGAAAATAATATACCACTGTCATTGGAGAATTAAAGGATAATTATATCAAATAATGAGCATCAAATTTTCAGATTTACCTTTTTTACAAACCTTACAAAACGGAGATATTATTCCTATCGTAAGAGACAATACAAATTATATAGTAAATGGAAAATCTTTATACAATTCTTTAACTGGTAATTTTTATGATTCTTTATATACATCTTTGACTGGTAATTTCATAAGCCCAGCAGCATTAAACACAGCCATTGCTCCTTTACTTCCAATTACAATTTACCAAAATGCCTCTGGTTCATTTGCAACATATACAGCATTAAATAATGCCACCAGTATTTTACTCCCAACAAGCGTATTTCAAAATGTTTCTGCTACTTTATTAACAAGAAGTGATTATAAAGCATCTTCGGCCACTTTACTCCCTACAAGTGTTTATCAATCTGGATCCGCTCTTCTCTTAACAAAAACAGATTACAATTCTACTTCTGCCACTTTACTTCCGATTACAATTTATCAAAATGCTTCCGGTTCTTTTGCAACCTATACATCATTAAATGCAGCCTCTGGACTTTTAACTCTTTTAACAACTACAAGTAATCTTACAAGTCAATTAGTTCTTAACACGGTTATTAATTCTTTGACTGGTAATTGGAATAGTGCATATGCTTCTACAACGGCTTTGAACCTTTCTTCCGCTAAATGGAATAGTGCATATATAACTACATCTTCTCTCAATCTTTCTTCCGCTAAATGGAATAGTGCATATATAACTACATCTTCTCTAAATCTTTCTTCTTTCAATTGGAACAATGTTTATACAACAACTAAAGCTAATTCTGGTAACTGGCAGATTAAAGATAGACTTATAGCTGGTAGTTCTTCTGTAACTTTAAATGCAGCTGATGGTATATTAAATTTTGTTGGACCAGGTTATAATCCGGGTGGTTATATAAACCTTGGAAGGGGTTCTAGTTATACCAATGTTGCTGGATGTATTATAGCATCTTCATCTAATTCCGGATATTATTCAGGTGCTGGTAGTCTTAATATGTCGTCTGGATCCGGGGATTATGATTTAGGAGGATATATTAAAACATGCAATTCTGGTGGATATATTAATACAATATGTCAAGGTGGTTCTATTAATACTTGTATTTATGGTGGTTCTATTAATACTTCTATTTGCGGTGGTTGTATTATTACATCTGGTTGTTGTAATATAGTCGGTGGCTCTATAACAACTAATGCCGGAATTTGTTCTAACGCCGGTGGTTCTATTAATACAGCAGCCGGTACTAAACAAGCAGATAGTTATTTAAAAACCATAATCGTATCCGGTAATGATCCAAGAGGTGGGGGTGACGGAAATTATACCCGTTCTTTTAGTAATCCAGGCACTCGCGGAGCAACTACTAATTTAAATAATACATATTCTCAAATTGATGGATTTTCTATAATTTATCAAGATTATGGTGAGGGGGATTATTATTGGTATATAATTTCTAGAGACTCTGGAGATGGTAGTGGTTATTATCCAGATACAGTGCCTATTTACTCTTCATACCCTTATCAATATCTTTTTAATGATCAGACTTGGAATGCTTTTGGTGATTATGGACAAGCTCCGCAAGTAACATCAACTACTTTTTATCAACCAGTCACAAGCATCAGACCAGGAGCCGGTGGACTTATTAATACTGGTGGTGGGTATGCTAATTTAATATTTTCTGGTCTTAATGGAGGAAGCATTAATACTTCTGATGGTGGTGGTTCTATAAACACTAGCCTTAGCGGTGGATCTATTTGTACAGCTGGTGCTTGGACAAATATCTGTAAATTTGCTTTAGGAGGTTCAATTAATACTTCTGCAGACCCTGCTAGTATTAATCGTTGTGGAGGAAGTATTGACACAAGTGCAAATTCTGGATTTGCCGGTGGATCTATTTGTACTCGAGCCGGTGGTTCTATTAATACAAGTTGTGCAGGAGGTTCAATTAATACTTCAGGTAGTGGTGGTGGAGCTGGTGGTTCTATTAATACTTCAGGTTGTAATGGTGGAGCTGGTGGTTCTATTAATACAAGAAGTCAATCTAGTGTCAATGCTCCGGGTTCAATAAACACATCATCTGGTACCACTATAGGATCTATAGGTGGTAATATTAATACATATGGTTCTTGTGGCAATAGAGGTGGTTGTATTAATACTTCTGGTGGTAATACAGGTGCTGGTGGATCTATTAACACATCAAATGGTGGTGGTTATATTGACACTACTGGTGTTGGTACCATTCAATTAGGTTCTACTGGAACAAGAACAACTTTAACCGGTTCAGCTACAGCAAATAGAAGTATTAATTTACCTAATAATAATGGTACTATTGCCCTTACAACTGATCTTTTATCAGTTAGTGGAACAGCCAATCAAATAACAGCAACCAAGTCTGGTCAAAATGTTACATTTAGCTTACCAAGTACCGCTGTATTCCCTGGTAGTGTAACAGTTCAAGGAAATTTAACGGTATCTGGTAGTGCTACATATATCAATGCCAATAATTTAATTGTTAATGATAATTTAATTTATTTTGCAGCAAGCAACCCAGCTAATACTTTAGACATTGGCATGGTTGGTCATTTTACCCAAGAACCTCTTGGTTATAATCATTCCGGACTTGTTAGAAAATCTGGTGGTAGTACACCAGGTACCTGGACATTATTTTCTGGTTTAACATCCGAACCTCTATCAGCTTCTAATATCGATTGGGCTGATAATAACATTGTTGTAGATAGTTTAAGCGCCAATTTAATTGGTAATGTAACTGGTAATTTAATTACAACTCCTAATGGTACCAGTAATGATTGGAATAACAGCTTTGTTAATAACATTATCAATTGGTCAACAGACGCAGTTACACCTTCGGTTAATGCTGCTGATAATGGTACTCGAGTAAAAACCCTTGGAGCAGGTGCTACAGTAACTTCTTCAAATTTATATGATAACAATGGTATATATTTTACTATAAATGGTGCTAATGTAAATGGATATGCCACGGCAACCGGATTAATTCCTACATCTCACATATTCAACGGTCGAATGGCTGGAGGAGATAATACCATGCAATGGATTTACCCAATGATAACAACCTGGGATGTAGACTTTCAATGGAATTCTGGAGCCCCTGCTCCAAATAGTGGATTTAGTGCTTATTTTAATTTAGGATCTTCAGCAACAGATTACCTCAGTGGATCACTATTAAAAGCCAGAACTATAGCTAATGTGCCTAAAAAAGGATATAGTTTTTATCTTAACGGTAATAAAATGGTTGGTCAAGTTTGTGATGGTACAAATCTTACTTCTACCTCTCTTTCAGCTACAGTTTTAGCAAGAAGAATTAATCGTCTCGCGGCATATTTTGATGGTTCTAATGTTAATTTTTATTTTAATGGCACTTCTCTAGGTACTTTAGCTGGACCCGGAGGAACTGAAGGATGGGATTATGGTTCTATTTCTGCTAGTTTAATAAATAATGGTACTTACGTACCACCTTATAATAATGAAAACGCATTCCTTCTTTATAAAGTATCTCATAGCTTTAAGGTTGGAAATTAAAAAAAAATATTATTTTGACAATTAATAAAATTGTTATAATATATAAGATATGTCAGACAAATATGTTATTTTCCATATAGATGGAGGATGTGGCAAATCTATAGTTGGTACTTCTGTTGTTAAGTCTATTAAAAAGGCTTATCCTGAACATAAATTAATTGTTGTAACCGCCTATCCTGAAGTTTTTATACATAATCCTAACATTTTCAGAGTTTATAAATTTGGTCACATTCCTTATTTTTATGATGATTATATAAGCAATAAAGAATCAATTATTTTACGAATGGAACCATATCATTCAGGTGATCTTCTTTATAAGAAAAAATCATTATCAGAAATTTGGTGTGATGTTTTTAATATACCATTTGTTGACAGTAAACCAGAAATCTTTTTGACAGAAAGAGAGCTTATATATGCTCAGAATCAATTACAAAAAGAAGGACCAATTTTAATAATCCAATCTTCTGGCGGAGCAGAAAATCAAGGTTATCCTTATTCTTGGTCTAGAGATCTTCCACCATCATTTACTCAAGAAATAGTAGATACGGTAAAAGATAAATTTAATAAAATATTACATATAAGAAGAGACAATCAACCAGAATTACAAAACACTATTAAAATATCAGATAATTTTAGAAATTTATTTTCTTATATAAGTCTTGGTGATAAATTTTTATGCATAGATTCTTTTGTACAACATACTGCTGCAGCTTTTAATAAGAAGGCTACAGTTGGGTGGATTTCAAATTCACCAGTTGTTTTTGGTCATGAAATTCATGATAACATTTTAGCATCTGGATCAGAATCATTTAGACATCGTATAGATTCTTACCTAGAGTCTGATGATTGGACTGGAGGAAGATTCCATGAATGTCCATATGATAATATAAAAAATCTTTTTGATAAAGATCAATTTATAGAATCTATTTTAGGATCTAAAAATGATTTAATATTTGATATTCAGTCTCAACCTGAAATTAAATTTGCATGAAGAATATATTCTTTAATTCTTCTATGCCTCGTAGTATGAGTACATTACTTCAATGTATTCTCAATCAACATCCAGAAATCCAAGCAACACCTACAGATCCAGTATTAGAATATCTTTATGGTGCTAGAATGAATTTTACAACTACACCAGAAGTTAAAGCTATAGATAAAGATTTAGCATTAAAGACTTGGAGAGGTTTTTGTAAAGGTGGTCTAGAAGGTTATGCTTCTTCTTATACAGACAAGCCAAATCTTTGTATTAAAACAAGAGGAGGAACTATACATTATAGATGGTTTGAATCTTTTATGCCATATAAACCCAAGATGATTTGTATGGTTAGAAATTTAAAAAGTATTTTTGCTTCAATGGAAAAACTTTTTAGAAAAAGTTCAGAATATCATCAAGCTATACAAAGTCATTCTGAAATGAAAGGTACTAGTACAGCCAAAAGAATTGATTCTTGGATTGCTTCACCTCCAGTTGGGTTAGCATTAGAGAGATTAAATCAAACCTTTTTAGAAAGTATTAATAAAGAGGTTATTTATATAAGGGCAGAAGATTTAACTTCTTATCCTCAAAGAGAAATGGATAAGATTTATCAGTATCTTGAAATACAATCATTTAAACATGATTTTGATAATATAGAACAAACAATTAAAGAAGATGATTCAGTTTATGGTCTTACTTCAGACTTACATACAATCAGACAAAAAGTACAACCTTTGACACCGGACTATAATGAAATTTTAGGCAAACAAGTTTGTGATTGGATTGATAACAACCTTGCTTGGTATCAACAAGGTTTTGGTTATACGAAGTAGTTTAACCTCTTGTACTATATACAGGTATATAACCTAATGATATACCGCTTACATCAAATACTTCTATAGTCTTAACTATTGTTGTAACAGTTGTTGATGTTATAGCATTTCCAACTCTTAATGGATTGGCAACAACGACGCCTTGTGAGCTGAGATTGTTAACGTAAGTGAAATTCACTGCTGATGCACTTAAACCTGTACCTAAAATAAAGGTATTAGCAAAACCTTTTGTATCATTGGCAGAACCACCAGCAATAAATGTAAACACTGCATCTGCTCTATTACCTCTACCACCACCAATTACAGAACAATCACCAGCTACAGTAATTGTATTACTTTGACCGCCAACAATATTAGTTGAAACACCACAAGCAATATTTGTATTGCCACCACCAATAAAGGATGTTGAACCAGTGCCCGTATTATTTGATATACCACCACCGATAAATGAGCAATTGCCGTTAGCGCAGTTTGAAGCACCAGCTCCAACTCCAGCTGTTCTACCAACAGCTGTATTTCCTATACCACCTAAAATTGAAGCATATTGACCTGATGCAGTATTTTGACACCCACCACCAACAACGGCGGCACAACTTTGGGCGTAATTACGGAAACCACCACCAACAAAGGAACAGTTACCTATCGCAGAATTCCATTTTCCGCCAACTACTGTATCATATTGACCGGATGCTGTATTGAGCTTACCACCACCGACAGTAGAATGGAAGCCACCTTGGTTTAGTAATCTATCATAAATAAACACGCATGTAGCTGATAAACTAGCACTCGATGCTTGATTAACAGAAAAGTCTCCACCAACAATAATACAACATGTATTAGGCTGACTAATAATATTAGCTACGGCAAAATTACCCGCAGAAAGAGGAACCCCGGATGTTGTATAAACAATAGACATGGCATTTGTACCAGCTGTTGAAAAGCAAGAATTCCATGACGCGCAACCAAAATTCATAAGTGTACAGCTACCATTACCTGATAAAGCTGCTGTTGCAAAGTTGGTTGGATTGGATGTATTAGTAATAGGTATTGCGCAATACCCGCCAGTATGATTAAAATCTCCACCCCCTATAACAGAAGAACGAAGAGGGTTAAAATTACCATAGCCACCATCAATTATTGAATATCTACCTGATGCAGTATTACATCTACCTCCAACTACACCGGTATAACTTCCTGATGCTGTATTAAGCCCTCTCTTAGGTTGAATAGAGCTTGTTGCATCTACTAATGTGTAAGGTTGAGAAGATACAGATTGATAAGCTGTATTCCAATTAGCTGAATTGGATACAACTGTGGTTAATGCTCCGGAATTACTACTAAATGTTGTGTATGTATTTTGCCAGTTACTAGAAGCATTTTGATAAATTGTTGTTAATAATAATTGACTTGTAAGAGTGTTAGTAAGTGTTAAAGGTGTTAAAAGACTACTAAGAGTGTTAGTAAGAGTTAATGGTGTTAAAAGACTTGTTAAAGCATTTGTTGTTGCAAGAGGTGTTAATAAACCTGTTAAATTATTAACAACTGTGTTGGTAATAAATACACTAGAAGTACTTGGATAAGCTGTTACAACACTATAAGCTGTATTCCATTGATTACTATTACCACTAGAGGCGTATATTACAGCGGTACCACTTATATTACCAACAACAGTTAATTTTTGATTAGGGACACTTGTACCAATACCGACACTACCTATATTCTGTGTCAATATCAAATTACTGTTAGGGTTTATTATAATATTATTTGAAGAACCTAGTCCCAAGTCTCCATATGAATTACCTACAGTAGCAACATCTGCATCAAAATACAATGGTGTTTGTTTTATGCCAACACTTCCGGTTGTAGTTAAATTGTTAACATTAAATGTGGTTGCAGTAGATGTATTAACCAAACTATAAACACTATTCCAATTATTACTATTACCACCAGAGGCATACATAACACCTGTAGCACTTAATAATCCATAAACTGTAGTTCCTCCTAGTAATTTTGCCATGATCTTTTAATATTTATCTTATTCTCTTTAAATGCTTAATAGTTTATATTAAGAAGTGATATTATTATATAAAGTCACTCTAGCAGATAATGGAATTACACTAGTGCTTATTATATCTGTATCTACATAAACTGGATTATTCCAATTTAGAGCAGTATTACCATATACTAAAGTATTTGCAAATGATCTATAACCTGTTGTATCATTGGGTAAGATTCTAAAGTCTAATCCATTACCTCCCTTGTTACCATTTTTATCTAAACCATACATATAGTTATTTGTAACTATACCATTTCTCCAAACCGGAGATTGTATGAATATACCCCAATTGTCGGTATAAAATTTATTATTAGTTATATATGTACCAACGTTAATACCAACATCTGCAAACCAACCATATCCACATTGATAAGCAGTATTATTATCTACTAATGTATTGAGATTTCCATAACCTCCAAACGCTTGATCTGATGAGAGAGCAAGATTATTAGTTACTATCATTGAAAGCCAACATGGACTACCCCCAGTACCGTCCCAATCAGGGTTATTACCTATCCAACCATATGCTGTTCCATATCTAGCTCTACGTTCTCCTGGATGAGGAATAGTAGCTACAACACAATTATCAATAAGATTATTTTTACTAAAAGTAGGACTTGCCCCTATATTAATCATTTGTATTACTCCGAGATTTTCATATATAGATGAATATCCATAAGCTGTTAAATTTTGATATATAGTATGCCCAGAGTTGCGCATTACTAATGGACAACAATTTGATGTTCTCATTTCTGGTGATCCTGGACTATTTTGAACTGGTGCAACTGCTTGACCATTTATAGTATTAAGATGTCCAGTTCCGTCAAATCCATCAATACCGTTTATTACTTTAGCCTTAACGGTATAATCGTTTACTACTTCCATTGTTTTCCAATCAAAATGATAATCAGCATCATTATAATATTCAGTACTACCTATTCTCCAGCTATAGTTACTTGTTGAGAATCTATCACCACCGTCATTTATATTAGGACCAGCTGATAGACCATGAGGCTGAAGTGTTGTTACTGTAAGTGGATTTGTAGCACTATGAGTATAAACAAAACTTGTTATTGTTTTTATACAGTTTGATTTTGTAATACCATCAATAATAAAATTACTAGCACAAAAACCAGAGACTTGATCCCAACCAGTACCCATATAAGCTCCAGCTAAATTATTAAAAAACTTATTTCTATATGTTCCAGACAAATAAAGAGTTGTCATAGATCCTGCACCGGATAGAGTCCAATTATTAAGTGGATGCCATCCTAAAGAAGGATTTTCATAAAATGCATATTGAACACCACCTTGTGTGCCACAGGTAGTATAAGAACCAGCACTTAAGTAAATACAAATATTTTCTCTTTGTGAAGGTCCTTGACCACCAGTACGTCTGCCACAAAGATGCATCATTACATCATCAAAATTTATACTATTATAAGGATCTTGTAGAGTTCCAGATCCATATAGACTATCATTTCTATTGGCAATATAAATTACAGTATCATAAAAAACTGGATCTGGTCGAGTAAAGTCCGGAGCTACATCAACAAAAATAGGGTCTGGAAAGTTAGTAGTTGATATATAAAAAGGTTCATTACAATGCATGGAATTACAAAAGATAGTAAATGTTTCTCCATTATATGTTATGGTTCTGTTAAAAATATTTGAAAAATTATCATCAGAAAAAGGTGATACTTTTGCTTCAACAGTGGATGGAATTGTAGACGTTAAACCAATACCATTTGTATAACTAATATTGTTTGATAGACTACTATTAATTAATAAGTGAGGATTAAAATTATTAAGGGTTATCAAATAGGTAATTCCAGTTACTTCATCAAAATATTTTGATACTAAAACCCTTCCATCGTAAGTTTCTCTTTTAACCACACTTCCTCCCTGGATAGTCACTTCATCAAACTCTGTACTATAGTTAGCACCAGATGTTATTTTAGTTAATGTATATGTTATTTCATCAAAATAGGTATTAGTAAAATATACACCATTAGATGATAATCTTGCGACTGTCGTTGCCATGTTAATTAAATACTGTATCTAAACTATTTGTCAATGAATTATAAAATTGGTAAACTTTAACAGTATTTGCTGATAAAAATTGTAATTGAGAATTCACAGCAATATTATTTGATGTAATTGTTTTTTGAGCTGATATAGAAGAAGTAGAAGTAACAAATCCAGTTAATTGACCCCCACTTAATGGTAAAGCATTAATTGAGAACTTTGTACCGGTTATTTTTGAATCTGCCAAAGATGTAATCCAAGAAGGATCGGAATAAGATTGATTTGTATAAACTCCATTAGTTACAGTATTAGCATTACCAGTTACATTACCAATTAAGTTAGCACTTAAAGAATCTAAAACTATATTTCTATCAGACCAATCAATATTAGCTGCTGAAAGAGGTTCCGTTGTTAGTCCAGAAAATAATGTCCAAGTACCTGGATTACCTTGTCCAGCTCTTCTGACTAGCCCAGTATGATTATAACCAAGAGGGGCTTGAGAAAAATGAGCTACTAAGCCTATATCTAATACATTACTACCATAGTTATTATCATTAAAATAAATTAAATTATCCCCAACAACAAGATTTTTAGTATCAATATAAGTAGCAGAACCTGCTAAAGTAAGATTACCAATAATAGAAACATCACCAGGAAACACAGCACTGGTAGGTAGGCTCAATGTAATAGTAGAACCAGACTTAGATACATTAATTTGATTAGATGTACCACTTACAGTTGTTATAAAAGAACTAGAAGCATTTTGATAAATACTCGTAGGTAATAGAGTAGCAGTTGATGATGCTACAGAAGTTTGATAGTTATTAAAATTTGTATTTGTTACTAGTTGACTTGTTAATGTATTAGTAGTCGTTAATGGTGTTAATAAAGCAGAAGTAGATTGTAAAAGAGTATTGGTAGCATAGGAACTTAAATTATTAAGAAAAGCTGTTGTTTGTGTAGATCCATCTGGAAATGTTATCTGCCCACTAGATGCTAAAATTAATCTATCAGCATTAATATACTGAAAGTAATCAAT